ATCAGAACCATGTCCGAAGACTGGGCACCAAACGAAGACAGCACACCACCAGTACCCGACTTGGCATAGCGGAACACACGACCATCGGGTATAACCACACGATCACCGACCGAAAACTCCTGGTCCTTGACGGTGGACGCCCGGTAAATGAAGCTCCAATCAGGAGCATTTTGGCTCTGAACTAGACCACTTCGGCCTAGATACAGGCAACGTGCTTTTCCTTGACTCATGTTTTGATCTCCTAAATTTTAATTGTTTCTACTCTATTAAACACAAGTACGTTTGCTTACGCCGCAGGGATAGCCTTGTGCAATACGAACCCGGCCTCACGCCTGTTCAGCAAGAGATTATTGTGTGCACCGTCCAGGAAAATCGTGAACGTAGTGTGTTGGCCGCGATCCGTCATTGGCTCTGTCTCTACCATCCAGTATCCCTCATGGACAAACGGCTGGAACTTCCTAAAGTCCACGCAATAGATCGGGGCAGTGGCGGTACCAATCTCAGGATCAGTATAACTATTCAACTGCGGGATTGGCACAACGGGCAATCGGTTCAGATAAACCAGACCGGTAGCATCCATTGTGATGTTGCCCAAAACTTCCTTGCCACTGTGATCGTCAGCCTTGGCATCACAGAGTTCCTGCAACTCAGCTACGGTGTTAAAGTCAGCATAGATACGCTTGGCTGCAACACTGGGGTTGCTGGGGTCAGTCACGTTCAGGGGGGCCTTGAACTTGGTATACATGAAGGCCAGTCGGAATTTCTTCAACATGGCAGCATCAATCGAGGCATACAGAGCGGCCCAATTCCGCCACTTAGCCTCATTATTCCCATCAATACCCGCGCACACTGTTCCAGTGGTAGCATCCTGATAACGGATCGTGTAACCAACGAACCCATCAGTAGTCGTACCCTTGGTCATGTGGTTGACGTAATAGGGCACACCATAAGGATACAGATCATCAGTCGCACTAGTAGGACTCTTCCAAGCGCGGTCCTCAATGAGGTTGGCCAACGGCAAAAGACCGTCGATTCGGCGAACCTTAATGAGTTTGATAAACCCCTTCACATTGTTCTTGTTACGAAGCAACTCAATCTTGTCCCAGGAATAACTCGTCTTGAGTTGGGTCCAGGGAACTGTGATCGTGTGCATCACGTCGCCAACAGTCGGCTCGTCGGTCTCAAAGGGCCGGCAATACTTGGCATTTCCAGTTGTATCAAGCAATACCTTGCGGACGATACTCTCGCCACCGTCGATCTCCATTCGTTCGGTCTGGTAGATACGGGTGAACTCATAATCCTGGTTATCCCAGGCTACGTCGAATTCTTGATCGGGAAGATCCGCCAATGTGAGACTAATCAGATCGGAAAGATCGGCATTTTTAACGGACATAGTGGTAACTCCTTACCATGAAATAGACTTAATTCTGTCACTTACTCTAGCTTCCAATGCTTTTTCTCGCTCCCTTGGCGTCGTGGGCTTTGAATCACTAGATGCCTGTGACGGCACCAATGTCATACTCTTTGCCCGTTTTGTCAAAGAGGCTTTAATACCTTTTCGTACTACTGATTCTGCGATGTCCTTAGAAACTTGAAGGTGAGCAAAGTTCAACGCTTCTTGAACTGACATCTGGCGACCATTTAAAGTAGCCCCGGCCAGGATCTCATCGGCCCGTTCCAGTACTCCAATACGTCTCTTGGCCTGGACGTGGGTGAGATTCTCCAAGGCGTCCTCAGTCCCATAGAAGTCTCCATACATACTCAGAAATTCCTTGTCACCAAAAAATTGATCGACCTCTTTTTCAAGGACCTTGTCTTCGGGTGTCAGGTTGTGTTGACTTGCTTTTATCTCGGCTTCCTTAAGGGATTCTTGCAACTTGGACAACTCATCGTGCTGTCCTTTAAGAAGTGCATTGATCTCACCAGTAAGACCCTGGGCTGCGTCCTCTTCAATACCAAGAGATTCAGCTATTTTGGCAATGTCGAGGCCCTTAAAAGTTGACTTAGGTGTCACCATTTGGGGTTGTGCCACGGGTTTGCGCCCGACCGCAGCAAACTGATCGGACAACCTATTGGTCGAGTCATATAACTTCTTGCCAAGCGCAAGTGCTTTTTCGGGACTTGTCTTAAACAGGTCCTCAATTTCCTCCGGTTTCCATTCTTGATGAATCATCGCACGATAGTACGCATCCGGGAATTGAATTTCGTCCTCTGCCGGTTTCACTGGGGTAGACTTAGGGGGTTCATCCTTGGTCAGAACCGGGGTAGAGTCTTTCTTCTCTGCCGGTTTCTCGCCCTCGGTTTTATCCTTCTCGTCTGCCAGTTCCTCCGGGGTAGCATAGATGGCCTTCAACCCCGCTTCCAACTTAGTCATGGTCTCATCTTTGACCATGCTAATATCCTCTGAATCTTGTGTAGTCAACTTTGTAGCATCTTTTTCTTTTTCTTTTTCAACCGACATTGTGTTGTTCTCCATAGGCGTGCTTACCATTTCAATTTATCAAATCCAGTCTTTTGGAGGTAAGCATCCTGCTGTCTGGAACTCTCAAAGACCGGACGACATGCACTATCTAATTTCACTTCTGGGTACAACTGTTTATGCTCGTCTACCTGGCACGGGTTGATGCCCAGTGACGTGGCATGGATGGGTTTGGCATATGGTACGTTACCCAGTGCCACCCTGCCATAATCACGGTACATATCGCGCCCACACGAACACTTCGGAACATCTGGCCAGGGTCGGTACTCAACCTCGTCCGATATCGCGCCACAGTCACATTTCCAGGCATAAACCATATTATTCTCCGATTTTTGCTACTAACGTTTTGCCGGACCAAAGCCAACATAAACTGTCATTATTTGACAGTTTCCATAGAAAGTTCATTACAAACCACCACCCATCATGTTCATGCTCTGTTCCTGATTAGCCCCGCCCTGGGACTGTTGATTAAACATCTGTGACGGGGTAGAATTTACACGAGTCGTGGGTAGTGCTCCATTCTGGATGATGCCCTTGTTCATGCCCGTCTTACTCGTGCCGGCCTTACCAGAATTTTGGGGACCCATTTGCAACCACATGGCCAACTTCTGATCGAACTTCGGATCTTGGAATAGATGATGCACGTCGTCCCATATATTCAATTCGCGGGCAATCAGAGTCAGATATCCTGTCAGATCGAACGGTTGCTGCAAGGCCATCATCATTTGTGTGGCGTTGACCGCAGCCGGCAAAATGTTAGTAGCAAAATCTAGGATCAATTTCTGTCTTACTCGCGGGTCCACGCGCTCGGTTGAACCCTTACGGATCTTGAATACATAGTCCAGGAAATCGCCGCGCCTCTGTTCAGGGGTCAGAAATAGTTGGATCCTTTGGCCACCTGTGCTGCGTTTAATCAATGGCATCTCAATCAAGGGGTCAGTCCATAGGAACCATGCCTGCTTTTCACTAATGTCTGAATGAGCCACTTCCAACCGTTCTCGCATGTCCTCCAAAGTAACAGCCGCATTGGACTGCAAAATCCCAGCCTGAGTAGCCGTAGCAGCATCACTTTTGATCCCGGCCATCTGGTCGGGATTGCCAGCCATGTAGTTGAACCACAACTGAAGCTGGCTCAACATAGCCAGGTTGCTATCTTTCTGACCCCCAAATGAAACCTGGGTGAAGGCACTTGGGTCTGTAGACGCAATGCAGGCCCCCGTCTGAGCGTCCTGGGCATCTACCATCTCGTCGGCCTGAGCCGGGCGATAAAACACTATATCCTTCTGCTGTTCGGCTTGTTCCACGGACTTCTTGAACATAGAATTGGCCATCCGGTGCAGGTCGTACCAAAGACTAGCCGGAGCCACAGGAAACGGGTTGCCCGGAATCGGTGGGGTCAGTTGCATCTCGGTATACGGACCGGTGATCGGACCATAATAGTCTACTATCTTAATGAACTTGTCATTGATCGACACAGCCGGGTCCGGAATCAGAACAACGGTATTATCTGCTGGGACCCATAACTCAACCACTCGCACAAGATCACGTAAGGCGGCCATATTCCGCTGACCGAGTCGGTCTTTCGTCAGGTTCGACACAAGATTCTGGTTGTCGGCTGTATTTGGTTCTTCAATGGACGGTAGAGCTTTGACAAGATCGTGGTCGCAGTCATCATCATCCAAAAGAACCTGACGTGGAACTACATTTCGACTACCCTTAAACACCGCCTCTGATCGCTCGGTACAGAGGGGGTCAAACACAAAATCATCCAGGTCTACTAGAGACGTATAAATCTGTCCAGCCTGAATATCTACGTCGTCAAATTTATAGAGGTCCCCGGATGCTGCGAGTCCTGTCTTGAATATGGCAAATGAGAAGATAGCAGACACCAACCCTGCCCGGAGGGTATCTGGTAATTTATTCTTTCGTTGTAGGGTGTCGAGGGCTAGGGACATAAGTTCGGCTGTTTGTTCGTATTCGACATAATCGGTAGAGACTTCATTAACCCCACTCCTAGCTACAAGACTCGGAATGATATTCTGGATTGCCCGGAATATCAAAGGAATCGGTTGGTCCCCAGATATACCCTTGTCAGTCGTGTAATACTGACCCACAGCTTCCTTGATAATCATCGCGCGAGCACGTCGGTATCGCTTGGCCCGATGGAATCCGTTCAATACACACTCTGCAAAATGACGTGGGAATACTTTCTCAGGCATGGTCAAAAACCTTCCGCCAAGACTTTTCCTTCTTGGTATTTACCTTAGCCATGTGCATTTTCTTGCGACCAGCATAACAGTTGTCAGGCGCATCCTTGTCTTTCTCTTTGACCTTTGGTGCCCGGTCAAAGTCAATACTGAGGGCGTCGGCGATTACTATATCACCGTGTTCTTTTTTCTCTTCTGCCGTGGCATCTGTCAGTTCAGCCGGGCCACACCCACCGGTCTCATAATGCACATACATACGCGCCTGTTGAAGTGCCTTAAAAGACGGGTTGATATACTCACCTACTGCCAATTTCCTATCATAGGCATACAGTATTCGTTTCTTAATATCTGCGTCCATATGAACACCGTAGGTC